CACTTACACCCTCGACCCATGAACGAGGCGTTGGATTCTGGTCACGCTGAGGGTCAAAGTCATGTAGTAGATTAGGACGGAATCGAATGAACGACACTACCTCAGGGGCTACATCGTTCTCAATCATCCACTTGGTTGAGTCATCAAGGTGAGTGTCAAGTTCGATGACAGTCTCGCGGTTAGCAAGGTGAGATAGAACACGGTTAGCACCTGCTCTGTCCTCTTGTCTGTTGCCAGTAGAGATGACCATCCACCCTGCTTTGAGTGGCACACCATGCAATGTTCTAGCCTGTTGAATATTGGCTAGCACTTTCTGCAAGTCATTACCTGCTTGGTTGCGGTCATCGAAGCACAGAATACCCTCGTCAGGTATATCATCCCGACCCTCAGCGGGATACCAGTCGGGTATCTTGTAGCCGAACCTATCGTTAGCAGTGGCAACATCGGGGATACCGAAGTCCTCTACAAGCATGGTTGGCATATGCTTCTCGATGTAGCCAATGCCCATCTCCTGAGAAGCAGTTCTCACGAGTGTTGTCTTACCCCCACCTGGAGCGCCGATGATAGACACGGCTCGTTTGGTTGGAAATAAGTCTTTGATTGTTTGTTTTACAAGTTCGGCTCGCATTACACTATCTCCCAATATGCGTTGAATTTGTTATGGTCAGGGCCGAAAGACACCTTCATGTCTTTAGTTCGGACAGCCTTAGCGGCTCCCTTATGGCTGAAGAATAATGGCTTGCCATCATCTCCAGTTACGATTGCTCCACTCTTAATGTATCGAAGCATAAAGAGTTTCAGTGCGGACTTATTCATGGTTAGTTACTCCTTCCCATATGTGTGTTAAAGTTACGCATGAGTTCGTATCAGTCCATAACGACTCATCCCAAGTCTCACACCCCAACATGAAGTTGAGTAGTGTGAAAGCGATAAGGAAACTGAACGCTACGAGTATCGTTACAGTCCCGATTATTTCGAGAGCCTTCCTCATGGGAATAGCCCCCATCCAAAGTAGACATCCATATACGACACTAACGCCGAAGCGATAACGCAATACAGAATCCACATAAACTTAGTGCTTAGTTTCATCTTCTACCTCCTGATAAGCGCCATCAATGTAGACACGAGAGGCATTGACCTCCGTATCCCACCGATTACATGAATGGTTGATAAGCCCGACTGCATGGTCAGCCTCAGTCCCATCGACATCAGTGATTTCATCGAACTCGAATATGACTACGACTTTCATCGAACATTACCCCCCTTGTTATTGATACCCTTCAAATCCTCAGGATTAGTGAAGAGCATATAGTTAGACTTGTGCATTGGAGCGACAGTGTAGACACGCTTTCGTGCCATAACCTCACCGCATACTAGACAGGTGTCATAACCCAATGCTGAACGGCGAGGATGAACCTCGCCGCTACAACGAACGCACTCAACGACTGACATACATCCACCCCCTCTGAGAACAGTTGGATATGTGCCAATCAACAGGCTTGGAATACTCAGCAGGTGTCAAGTCCCACACTAAGAACCCACCTGTAAAGTAGCCGTATACACCCGACTGAGTTTGGGACAAGTAAACTTTCTGCATAAAGACCTCACTAGATTGCATGATTAGAGAACACAAAGAGGGAACGCCACTGAGTGACGCTCCCTGATTAACATTACAGCAGGACAATATTGTCATCCGCTTTCTTGATGTGTTTAACTTCACCTGCAATGGTGACTTTAGGCTTACCCCATTTACCAACGCCTAGAGTAGCGACATCACCACGGTCTATAGCATCCTTAACTTTGGATTGAGGAAGCGCCTTAGACTCACGGTCTAGTTCTTGGTTTACATTGGGGATGTAAAAGTCCCAACGATTAAACGCCGCTTTAGGGTTGGAATCACAGAACGCCATAGCAGACGCTACAAGTTCCATGATATTGGTGGCGTTATACTTGCCATCGTCAGAGGGTTGCAGATAGAGCAAACCAGTAGACTTGTTGAACGCCAGATTAAGATTACCTTCAAAAGTTTTAGCCATGTGACTAACCTCCAGTATAAAAGTTGATATAAAACTCTCTAAGAGAGCCGCCCCGAAGGACAGGCAAACTTTACGCCGACCTGCTCGGTTTGTCAAGTTTGCCCCCCGTTTACAGACTGAATACAAGTATATAGGTTCCTTTAGAGTAGGCGGCGCCGTTTCAAAGAGTATCTACTGAGAACAGATACTGGAATGATGAGGTTAATCAAGGGGTTAGGTGGGGGGTATCTAAACTATCTAGTTATTTCGGAATAATGTGGTGTTACGCGCAAATCATAATATCCCGAAACATTTCAATTTAGGAAAGGGTATATGTAAAATATCTATATAATTTAGATAAAATAGATAGTAATACTATACATATGGCTCTGAATATACCGATTTCTATGGCTTTTCTATCAAGATGTTGTATAGTTTGACTATCTAAAACCCTACATATAGCGTCAAGTTTAGACTAGATAGTATAGATACCTCTGAAACCTGGCATTAGAGTGTGCCGTAACCCCCCGAGCAATGGGGGTATATATATCCTAACTATAAACTTTACACAAAAAGAGAGGGAGCCTTGCGACTCCCCCTTGGTTATTTACCTATCAGTTTCCCGATGCGTTTCGATTCCCTTGGTTTACATCTTATGATGACCGGCTTACGCATATCAGCATCCCTGCGAACCAAGTAAACATACCAATCAGTGAGATTAGCGTCCAGATTATCAGGTCGAACCCGACAATGCTGTTGTCATACTCGATGGTGCCGACGCCTGCCATCATTAAGAAGAATCCAGCCATGCTGAATATTACTCCAAATACCTTCATAGTTTTCACTCCAGTTTGTTGAAAAGGTGAGAGAGGCGGTTGCCCGCCTCTCTCTAGGCTCACTGTTCCGAGATGTTTACCAGATGGGCTGGTATGTTTACATCGTGGATCAATGTGAGATATAAGGCTCGGGCTGCGCCCTCTGTCTTATACCAGCGGAAGTAAAGGGTTCCATACTCAACCCAGTCAACGCGGAAGCGTCTTAGCTTTTCTACTTTCATAGTCAATTCTCCGGTAGAAGGGCTGGGGCTTGCGCCCCAGCCGGTTGAGTTAAAGCAGAACGATGTTGTCGTTTTGCTTAGCGGATGGTGCTTCGGGGTTCACCATGTCAAGCCGTGGCTTGCCCCATTTCCCAGCCTTGATTATCGGCTGGTGACCGGCCTTCAACGCTTTTTCCAGCTCGGTTGCCTTCAAGGTCTTGGCTTCGCCAAGCTCCTGATTGACGCCCTTGATGTAAAAGCTCCAGCGGTCAAGCCCTGCTTTGTGCTTCTTGGCGGCTTCCACCACCAGTTTAGCAACTGCTTCGGCATCACCTGCGGCATACTTGCCGTCGGTAGCCTTTGCAAGGCTGATTGCACCTGCTTCTTTGTCCATACGGACATTGAAGCGCCCTTCGAAGATACGTGTTGTCATAACACACTCCTTTAATTACCCACATTGTCAAACAGCGTGGCGGATATGGGCTGACCCGCCCGCCGTGTCACTGGTCATCAGCGACAACTTCATTAGGGCATAACCTGACATAGATGTCAAGTTAGGGCAGATTTAGGCGGTTTTGCTAGGGCTTGCGCGTCGCCTATCGCGTCGCGTCGCGTGCGCTTGCGTATGGGCAGAGGGGGGGCACATGGATTATTTTTTTGACCCCCCCGCCTATATAAGTAAACCTCACATAACAAGACCTGCTAAAATGAAGGTGTAAAGTTTACTGCGTGCTTGACAGCATCGTAATTTTGGAATTAGATTTGGTTCATGGATACATTACCGCTTAAACATACAAAATGGTCTGACCGCTTAGCCTTCGACATGGCGCTTATGCTAGAGGGCAGCGGCGAGACTTTGGACGAGGTTAAGGATCGGCACAGCGTTACCGCGTCCGACCTCTTGATATTTAACAAGGACAAAGTCTTTCTTAAGAAAGTCGAGTCTTACCGCGACGAAGTTCGTGAGAAAGGCATGACATTCAAACTTAAGGCCCGAGCACAGGCGGAAGAACTTCTGACAACAAGTTGGACGTTGATCCACAGCCCTGATGTTTCAGCCGCAGTAAAAGCCGACCTGATTAAATCCACGGTGAAGTGGGGCGGGTTAGAACCCAAGAACGAAGTAAATACGGAGGGCGCAGGTGGCGGAGTTAAAATTACAATTAACCTCGGAGGCCAAGATCACACAGCGAGTGTCATTGATCACGAACCTCTTGACGAAATTCACTCAGATGTACAAGGGGCAGAAGATGGCCACCTTCTCGACGCTGGAGGAATGTGAGCGTATATCGCGGCTTCTTACAGGACTGGGTGTACAGTACAAGCAGAAGATTCGGAGAAAGAAGAGTATCACAGAACCTTACGCAATCGTACTTCTCGATGATCCGGAACTTCTGCTTGCCTACCAAGGAAAGGGTGAAAGATGCCCACGCTGCGGAGATGAGACAGTTGATTACAAGTGGTGCAAGTTCTGCGGGGATATAACAGAGCTAGATGAATATGAAGAATTGCCGAATAAGATGGGATGGCCAGGATGAAACGCTGGACTGATGCGGAGATAGAGTTTTCACTAGAGTTGCAGCATATAAAGCACAGAGCGTTATATGTTGATACGACTGCTACTGGGCGTGAAGCGGCTAAGCGCACGCGCAGTTACAGGAACGCTAAGCGGGGCAAAGCCATTGGATATTAACTTTACGCCATCTAAGACTGCGGCGAAGTTCATGCAGTCAGACGCGAAGATGCGCGTACTGATGGGGCCGGTTGGGTCTGGTAAATCTGTGGCTAGCTGTTTTGAGATTGTGCGTCGGGCGAGTGCGCAGGAGCCGAACGAACAGGGTATACGCAAATCGCGGTGTGCTGTTGTGCGTGAGACCGTGCGGCAGCTGACGGATACGACGATTAAAACGTTTCTGGATTGGTTTCCACCTGGCCCGTGCGGTCAGTTTATGCGCACGACCAAGACCTATTTCTTTAAGGTGGGCGATGTTGAGTGTGAGATTATGTTTCGTGCGCTCGATGATGCAGACGATGTGGCCAACCTGAACTCTCTCGAGCTTACCTTTGCGTGGTTTAACGAGTGCAGGGATATTAACTCCGAGATTGTGGACGCGATGTCTAAACGTATCGGACGTTTTCCTTCGAAGAAGGACGGCGGGCCGTCATGGTTTGGTATGTGGGGCGACACCAACCCCCCGACTATGGACACATGGTGGTATTATCAGATGGAAGGGCTTGATCCTAAAGACGGGGTCAGTTCTAACAACAACGGGTGGGATGTGTTCAAGCAGCCCTCCGGACGGAGCACTTACGCAGAAAACATAGAGAACCTACCAGATGGATATTATGACACCCAAGGTCGTAGCGAAGAATATATCAGAGTCTTCATTGACGGTGAATACGGACTCAGCTCAGCTGGACAGCCTGTCTACAAGTATTTCAGACCGGACTATCATATGGCTGATGGTACTCTTAGCCCTATCCTCAATGGGGTTCGTCCTATCGTTGTTGGTATGGATTTGGGGTTGACACCGGCTGCAGTTATCGGGCAACAAGACCCCCGCGGGCGAGTGCTAGTCCTCGATGAGGCAGTGTCTTTTGATATGGGGATTCAGCGTTTCGTCCGCACGATTCTCAAACCTTTGATCTACGAGCGTTTCCCTGGCGCACCAATACTTGTTGTCACAGACCCAGCGGGCATACAGCGGGCGCAGACCGATGAACGCAGCGCTGTTGATATAATAAAAGCTGAAGGTTTCCGCGTTATCCCTGCCAAAACCAACAACGTATCGGCTCGTCTTTCCGCAGTGGACGATTACCTTATGCGTCATGTTGATGGT